ATATCGAACGTTAGTTCCAGACATAAGTTCATCGCGCTCAACCGTATCAATTGTTTCGCCAGCCTGATCGCCAAGAGCGTCAGAGATTTCCATCACTGTACGTTTTGGAGATGTCTTTTTAAATAAATCAGTTAGTGTTACATAATCACCATATTGACGGATTTGAGCGGTAACGTCCGTGTAGGTCGCCAACTTACCATCAGGTGTAATTCCTTCTGTTAATGGAGTTGTGCTTTTTGCGAACTTTTCAATTCTGCGCATGGTTACTTTTGTACCTTCATGCATAGGAAGCATAGCAGGCATACCAAACTTATCATGTACAAGATTATAAGTCGCTCTTTCAAGGAAATTTCTGTGCAAAAATCCAGTTATGTTAGGATCAATGCTTTCAATAGTAGTAATATTAGACATTATCAATATCCCATAAATTCAGTTTCTTTTATCCTTTTGAAATCAGAAGACTTCATGCTCCAAGGATCTTTACTGTTATTATTATTGTTAGTTTGTCGAATGTTTCCACCTCCAGATCTAACTTTGAAACCCGAAGATGTTTTCTGAGCGCTTGGCCTCTGACCTGAGCGCAAGTTCTGCTTATTTTGAAGCACATAATCGTGAAGTTTTATAATATGACTATAGTCTCCATTTTCTGCACTTGTTTTGATAGCAATAAAATCCTTGTATGGTAGCGAGTCTGCAACATCGTTAACGAGCTGCCAATTCTCTTGCCACCCGTCTGGATCTTTGGTCATGAAATAATTCTGTAGTTGTGCTTGAGGGCTTGTTTGTCGTTCTATATGCTGCTTGACTGGTTGGATCTCGCGCATAATTTCATCTTTAACTTCCCTTTTGGTAGCTTCTAAATTATTCTTAACCCATTCATCATCACTTTGAAATTCACTCAAGGGTTTATATTCGGCTTTTTGAGGTTGTTGCACCTGTGGCTGAGCTTGGGGTTGCTGAAGGGCTTTATTATTGGCGTATTGGTATATAGCCTGCAATGCCCCGGGGTCGCTATCTATGAACTTAACAATATCTTTGTATTTTCCTATTGTTTGTTCATGCTGATAACCTTTCTGAGCTTCTCTAATCCTTTGCTCATTGGCCAGTCTATCAACCTCTTCCTTCGATAATTGAACATCTTGCTTGTTGTACCTTAGTGTTTCAGTATCCTGCTGAGACTCTTCCGCCTTCTGTTCCTGGTTTAGAACAAATGGCTCTATCTCTTCTTTTTCCTGTGGTGCTGCTTCAGACTGTGTTGGTGTTTCTACTTCCTTTTTCTCGATAGGTTCATCCGAATATTTTTCTTGTTGAAATTCCTCTTTGGACATTTCAAATGGGTCTACCGTTTTACTATCAGACATATTCCCTCCTAACTCGATTGGTTTTTTCGAGTTCTAAATAAAACTTAAATTTTTTCTTAATACTCTCCAACTCCTTAAGCCTTGCCACGCTTTCAGAGTGATTGCCATCTTTGTTGTTCAATAGCTCTTTGAACAGCTTTTCCTTTTCCTCCTCAAAAACTTCTTTAAACAAAGGATTATCAAGAACTTGTTTCGCATATAAAAACTTTTCGTTCTTAGTCACCTCTTCCCCCTCTCGCCTTAATTGCCAATTCCGCAACCTTAACCTGATGATCTCTTTGTGAATCTGCTTCCTTCTGCCTTATTCTAACATCTTCCATCTCACCTTTCTGTTTAATCTTAGCTGCATCTAATTGCTGCTCTGTTTTGACTGCATCCTGCTGCGCCTTTATTTGCTGTTGTTGCATTTGTTGTTGTTGCTGCATTCGTTGTTGCGCTTGTTGTGTCATCTGTTCAAGCTCTGTAACAAAGTCAGATGTTTGCCTAAACCCAAGACTGGAAACATATCTTGTAACCATATTATGGATACTTTCCATAGAAATGATTTCAGGGTGTAATTGCCTTGCTTGGAGTAGGAAGCCAAACATTCTTTCAATCTTTCCAGCTTCCTCAACGCCAACTTGTGCCTCGATACCCATATTAACCTTGCACGAAACTTTTCCCTGTATCTGCTCTGGAGATATCGTAACTTCCTTACCTCTAAAGTTAACGGTGAAGGGCTGCTCTAAGTTCTTTTGCAATAGTATCGTAGCTTTTCTGTAAAAATCCTTAATTCCTGTCTCTGCAAAGATTTTGGCTATTAGCTCCATTCTTTGATGGGCTGCATTTTGATGTATCTGCATCCCTGTGGCTGTCCTACCAATAGAGGCTTGCGGGATCGCCCCCATGTTCGTTTTAGAGATGCCAGTTCGCTCATCCCGCATCTGATCAATCTGATTTAGAAGTGAAAAATTACCTGGATGTACTGGCTGAGGTGCCTTATTTTGAACTGCTTCAGGGTCCCCCATAATCACGTCGCCCGGCATTGCTTCGGACAATCTATCGAGATCCACCTCCTCGTTGGGTCTCACGAACCATAATCCAAGGTTATTTAAGGCAAAGTTATCAAGTAGTCTTCGCCAAATCATCGTTTTAAGGTTTTGTATTTCTATCACAAGATCAGAGAATGCAATTCCAAAGAACTTATAAGGATCTAATATTCCGCTTAAAGATGCAAACGGAACAAAATCGTCTTTGTTTATTTCATATCGAATCAAGACGCCATTAGCAATCCATGCTATACAGTTTTCAAGGTAGCCATCGCCATCGATGTCAAGCCTGGTATACCATTCTACCAAGTCAACCTCACCCTTAAGGTTAACTGGCGTATCTCTATCGGATGACATTCCATCATCCATATAGCTCATTTCTTCTTGGTTGTCTGACAGCCTTGCAGTATTCGAAGCAACATCTTCAAGGTTCTTGAAAAACTTCTCACCATCCATTGAATATTTGCGATCTATTCTTTTTAGATAATCAAGGGTAACTCTTGTTTTCTGCCCCTTGCCGTGTTCATCGTTCATTGTTCTTGCAAGTGGGTCAATTAGGAATTCCCAATGAGGTACGCTATCTACGGCCAGCCTATCTTTCGAAAGGACCTTTTTCTTGATAGTTACATTTATTGCGTTACCTTCTTCATCAAACTCTTCGCTCGATATGTCAAAGTCTGGATTGCTTTCAAGTTGCCTGTATGCTTCATATGGCAATTGTGGTACTTTTTGTTTTTCGGTGTCGTATTCTTTCTCATAAAACACCTTAATAAAACCATTGTTTGAGACCAAAGCATCTTTGAACCATTGGTAGTGAGATATAAAAAGTGAATTTTCATCACTATCGGAAAGATCGTCAAATATCTTTTGCTCTATCATCTTCCCAATCATTGGGTTTTGACCAGCTATTTTGATCTCAATCTTACTATCGCCAGCCATAAAAGTTCTAACGAGATAGGGTATGACTGATTCAACGACGTCCATACAGTCGTGGCTTATGTACTTAGATCTTCCATCAACTTCATTGCCGTATTCCTTGCCATAGTACCTCTCCCATCTATTTTTTCTATCAGGAGCTACATGGCTCTCTACGTATGTTTCTGCGGAATTGATCTCAGAGTTACAAACTTGTTCTATATTTTCCCATGACATTTTTCCTTCGCCACCATATACATTACTCATTGTCTTTCCCCATCACTTCGTCGTAAAGCTTCAAAACCTTAACTATCTCTCGTTCCATAGTTAGATACCATCTCTTCTCTCTTGCTCGTTTCTTATATTCCATGAGATTTGAGTAATGAAAGTCAAGCTCGTCCCAATCGCTGACTAACACGCCTGTGTTTGTCTCTCTGATAAATTGAACCACTTCCGATTCAGGAGAGCAGTTGTAGACAAGTACTGGTAAGCCAGCCGCTATATATTCAAAGAGCTTATTAGGCATAGAGTTCTCAATTTGCTTGCATGGAAACATGCTTCCAAATAGCCCCCAATCGTACCGCTGTAGATCTTCCATTAGGGCTTGGTATGGTCTTGTCGGCATAACAGTCGCACCGGCCTGCTCATAATAAGCTGCAGGGAAAGCACCTGCTGAATAAAGAAAAACATTATAATCCCTTTTAGTTATCTCGCTAATCATTGGGATATAATCTCTCTCTCCAAACTCGCCATTCTTTTGCAACTTAGCGTAATCTGTTTTAGTTAAACCGCCTTGATATACTATCCCGCCAATATGTGGCCTCGATGGCTTGCCTATGAAGCAGTTGTTAACCATCGAGTATACTACAGCTTGTGGCTTGTCTTTGACGACTTTGAACTCTTCGTTTATCCCCTTGGAATAACCTTTTGATGGAAAGATTATAGCATCACAATCTTTCATGGCGCTTTTTTGGGCTTCAGAAGTTATATTGTATCGCATGAAATCTAAATCATGGCAATCGTATATTATCTTTAAATCAGGTCGAGCTTTTCTAGCTATTGAGACCAAGTCTTCAGGTTCGCTATGGACATGGATCAATTCTATACTATCACCAAGATGCCGAAGCCTATGTATGATACTCTTTTCTCTGTTTACTCCCATTTCGTAAAAAGACTGATTAGGGAGAGCGTGTTTGAAAGAAGGGTTGGACTTGGCGTGAACAAACAGTATATCTATACCAAGCTCTTCCAAAGCAATAGCCTGCTTAATTGATCTTATATCGTTATGATAGGAAAGAAAGCAAACAGCCAAAGTATTCTCCTATAATGATGATGTAAAGGTATCCGCCAAAGCTCCGGCTTCTATACCAGTTAATGATGTGAAAGTCGTCGTACCAGATGTCAACATTGACGTAGTGCCTAATGTAAAGTCGTTAGCAGTACTCTCATTAGATCTTTTTATAACTCCAAAACCAACCTTGTTTGCTGGCCAATCTGGAACCACTGCACTTGCCGCTGCTGTACCTGCTAAATCATCGCCTGGTGTAAAATCAACAGTTCCTGTTGAATCAACATGTAATAAATACGCTCTTGATGTTTGGGTGCCCAGCGCTGTATCTGTAGCTGTTGCAGCACATGCTGAAAGGTCAATTTCTGTTTGGGCTGCTAAATAATAAGCCGTACCAGCTATATCGTAGGTAAACCCTCTTGCGGTTAGAGCATTTTCTTTATTAGATCCATGAATTGCTAACCCGCAATGATCAGTCACACTTGTTGGCCCAACTGTTACTGCCGTAGTGAAGGCGTCATACGCTGCTTTATTGGCGTCATGCATGGTATCCAATGTGTTAAGGATTACCTTTAAAACTCGCCTTAAGGGTTTGTTTTTGACTTGATTAATTTTAAATTGTGTTGTTGGAGAAACTGCCATTTTTTACCTCTTTAGTTAACGTTATCGCTTTGTTGTCGAAAAGCTTTGCTATATCCTTACTCTGTTCCGCCTTGCTATTTCTTCTTGCCTTTTTTTCTTGTAGTTAAAACCACTATTAAAGTTTTGAACAAGATGTAAGCCTACTGCTAAATACATGAAAGCATCTGCACCATGCTTGGCCCAATTCCTTACTGGCTTCTCATTAAATACGTCATGCTTAGAATCGTACTCCCTGCAGAAAGCCGCAAGAGAGTCTCTACCTGTCTGTGTTTTAAGCTTATCAAACCAACATCTGCCAAATATTGATCTAACCGCTGTTATCCCATCCTCTACTGCAACTTTTGGAACTACCTTAAAGTTTATACCTATGTCCTGAGCTGCCTTTAGTCTACGAGTAGCATTGTTACCCCATTCTCTTTTTTTTAAATCGTGTGGCCCTAAGTGGGTTCCATAAACGTAATTCTTTTTATTTATAATTTTAGCGTAATGATCAATACCCCATTCATTATGGCTATAGTAATCAATTAAGTGGATTTCCGTTCCAGATACTTGGAAAAACCAGATAGCAGTATCGTCGTCCTTGCCCAAACCAATATCCCAAGCAGTATGAACGCGCAAACTACGATCGTAGCTAACAGTCCTAACTCTTCCTTCCTGCTCAGTTTCTTTGAGCGCTGCTGCATAATAGCTACCCTCCATTGGAGATTCAAACGAGCAGTAATATTCCTGTTGTATCATCTCCTCTGACATACCTTCATCTCGATCGGCTTGTATTTGTTCTTGAGTAATTTGATTGGTGTCCTCAACAGTTAGGATTTCTGTAAACCATCTCGGGTTATCTTTAACCTTTTCGAACAACTTGAAAGCATGATTTTTGCCACGTGGCGTAGAGTTGAATAATGCCCAGCCCTTAGACTCTGTTATAATTGGCCTAACATATTCCCATGCCTTTGGGTCAGATAGGGAGAATTCTGAAAAAACAGCCCCCATTAAACCAACGCCCATAAATGAATCATAATTATCAGAACCTATAATCTGAACTATAGAGCCATTAAC